AAGATGTAGTAAATCATAAGGCGGTATATCCTGTTGTAGATAATATAGAGGACTTAATAACTAAAGCATTTTTTTCACAGAGAGGGTCTAAATCAGCGGTAGTATATCCGATAATAAAAGGTTCGGAATTTATTGCCATTGTAGGTTTTGAATGGACCCATAAGGTTGAGAAATTGGATAATATATTTTCCAAGATTGAAACGGATGTAAAGTCAATGGGAGATACCCTTTCTAAATTATTATAGGAGCCGGTATGAGTTCTGAACATAACGAGGAATTTGACAATAAACAAAATTTATTGAGTGAAGAAGAAAGTTCGAGTCTAAATACATCAGGAATAAAGAAAGGAAGAAAAACTATAAAAAATAAAATCCAATTTCAATTAACATTGAATGAGGAACAAAAAAGAATAAAATCAGAAGCACTTCGTGATGATATTTCTGTTTTTGTTGGTAAAGCGGGTTCTGGAAAAACATTACTTGCAACACAAATTGCTTTAGAGTGTCTTTTTTATCGTGAGGTGGAAAGGATAATAATAACAAGACCAACGGTATCGAATGAAGATTTAGGATTTCTTCCTGGTAACATAAAAGAGAAAATGGATCCTTGGTTAGCTCCTATACACGCAAATATGTGTATGCTTTATAGTAAAGAGAAAATTGAAAAGTTAATGGCGGAAGATAAGATAGAAATTGCTCCTATTTCTTTTCTTCGTGGTAGAACATTTGTTAATGCCTGTGTGGTTGTTGATGAATCACAGAATGTAACTAAGGCACAAATGGAAATGATATTGTCTCGTCTTGGTATCAACTCTAAAATGATGCTAACAGGTGACATATCACAAATTGACTTAAAACAGAAAAAAGATTCTGGTCTTCCATATTTATTTAATATGAAAGATAAAATAGAAGGATTGGGGGTTTATGAATTAAAAACAAACCACCGTCATCCTATTGTTGATGATATATTGAAGTATTTTGAAGAAAACAAAACCGAGAAGTAAATGACAGACATTCCAATATGGCCTGGTTCAAGCAGTTTTACAACAGGTAGCACCCCATTCGGGTTTTACGATAGTGAATCTGAATTTCAAACTGATGCAGATAATGTGGCTGATTGGTGTGCTAGAAGATTGGGTTATCCACTCATGGATGTTGAATTACAGGCATCAAACTTTTATGCTTGTTTTGAAGAAGCAATATCCGAATACTCTAATCATGTAAATCAATACAACATACAACAGAATATGTTGAGTATTATGGGATCACCAACTGCTTCCAATCTTACCCATAGAAATATATCTACTAATATGGGTGGTTTGGTGCAACTTGCAACAGAATATGGTTCGGAAACATTTACAAACGGTAATGTGCATTTCTATTCATCATCCATAGATATTCAGACTGGTAAACAAAGATACAATCTAGATACACTTATTAGAGATGTGAAAGTCCCAACAGGTTCAATCGAAATTAAAAAGGTGCATCATTATGGTCCCCCAGCATCTATTCGTTTCTATGATCCATATTTGGGTAATCAAGCGATGTTAGATACATTTGGATTTGGTGCATATTCGACTGGTGTATCATTTATGTTGATGCCTATGTATGCAGACTTACTTCGTATTCAAGCGATAGAATTTAATGACCTTATGCGTAAATCTGCATTTACATTTGAATTGATAGATAATGAATTACGTATATTCCCTTTACCAACAAAGGATTTCAAACTTTGGATAGAATATATCATAAAAGAAGAAAGGAGCAATCCACTTAAATATCCAAATGGAACTGTATCTGATATGTCAAATGCTCCATACGAACACATGAAATATGGACATATCAATTCAGTTGGTCGTCAATGGATATTCAAATATACACTTGCTTTGATAAAAGAAAATCTTGGATATATTCGTGGTAAGTACGGAAATATACCTATACCAAATGGCGAAACAACATTAAATTCTGCTGATTTACTTTCTGCTGCTGGGACAGAAAAACAGGCATTGATTGATGAATTGAGAACAATGTTAGATACAATGACACGTGCAAAATTGTTAGAGGCAAAACGTGCTGAAACAGAACACTTGAATGTTAGTTTGAATGGAACCCCATTAGCAATTTACATAGGATAATCAAATGCCATTATTTCACGGAACACGAGATGCAGGACTTGTTCATAAATTTAATATGGAATTGGTAGCCGATATAATAGACACAGAGGTTGCTGTCTATAAGCTTTCTTTGGAAAATACAAAAACAAATTTGTATAACGAATCGGATAAGAAAGTTTATCATAGTCCTGTAAAAGTTCCAGCGTTGATTTCAAGAGATGCTCAGGCATTTGAAGGAACTGAATTTGGACAAGACTATCAACAATCAGCAACATTTGCCTTTATTAGAGAATTTTTGAAAGATGTTGAAATTTTTGTAGAAGTTGGTGATGTTATAGAATATAACGGTGAATGGTGGGAAATTGATCAAGTTCAAGAGAATCAATACTTTGGTGGAAAAAATCCTGATTATTCTTTTGCAACTGAAAGATGGGGTCACAATGTTTCCATAATTGCAATAACACACTTAACAAGACGTTCAAGAATACATATAGAAGAATTTAGACCGGCAATAACAACTGATCATAATGACATTCCGAGTAATATCTAATGGTTAATTCTGCAAAATATAGAAAACCCCCAATAAGAAGAACCCGTGATTCTTTTATAGATGATGTTCGTTCCGAACAAAATCAAAGACAGGATCTTGGAAAGGGAAGACAATTACAATTTCGTAGAGATAAAGACAAAACAAGAAGTGTATCTATAACTTTATATGATATAGATTTCTCTGTTAAATCATTTGTTGATCAAAAAATGATGTTGCGAGTTGAAGATAACGGTGAATCTTTAATGGTTCCGGTTATCTATGCAAATTCTGAAAAATGGGCATCTATACAAAAAGACGGTTTCTTAAAAGATAAGAAAGGGAAAACAATAGTTCCCTTGATAACATTCAGAAGATCAAGTGTTGCAATAAATCAAACATTAAAACGTAATAAAGTTGCAACAACCAAACAAATTGCTTATGTAATGCAACATCGTTACAATAGGATGACACCATACGATAGGTTCAGCACTCAATATGAAAGAAAACCGTCATACGAGTATTACATGACTCCTATGCCTGATTTTGTTGATATTACTTATGATTTCATAGTTTGGTGTGAATATCAAAATCAATTAAACCATATACTTGAACAATTTGTTTATTTTAGTGGACAGGCGTTTGGAGACAAGAACTATTTTAAGTTTTCAACAAACATGGACTCCATGAATATAGAAGATAATAATACAACTGGTCAAGATAGAGTAGTTCGTTCTACATTTCAAATAACAGTTCATGGTTATCTTATACCAAAAGATGTTGGTGCAGATACAACAACAAAGAGAGTTATTAGTGCAAATAAAATCAGATTTGTTTCCGAAATGTTCGGCGATATTAACTCAATGATGAATCCCGATAATGTAAATTATTATGGAACTACAAATGAATTAAATTCAAGATTACGTGGTGCAGGACAATCCGATTCAGAAAGAGGTAGATTTGGTAATGTAAATGATGATGGATCTGATTCATTGGCGGCATTTAGACGCCGTGTTGCACAAATGGTTGATATATCCCTATCTAGATCTCCAGATGTTTATACATTTGAGATAGATGAAACTGATTAAAATGGTATTTAACAAATTTTGAAACATATTTATGTATGTTATATTTTACAATTATTAAATGAGGTTTTATATGGCAGAGAATGCTGAAAACACGGTTGCAGAAAAAGAATTTGAGCAAACAGATATTGATACAGTCAAATCATTACAATCTGGCTATGCAAGAACAACTGCTCAAATAGGTCAAGTAGAAATTGAGTTACATCTTTTAACCAAAAGATTAGATCAAATGAAAGAATTAAGAGAAAGACTTTTTACCGATTATACTAATCTGCAAACAGAAGAAAGTGAATTGGTGAAGAAATTAAATGAAAAATATGGTGACGGTGTATTGGATTTAGACTCTGGTAAATTTATTCCATCAAAATCATAATTTGGATTTTTTGTTTCATATTTATATGCAGAATACAATACATTCTATAATTTTATGGAGATAATAAGTGGCTAATGAAAGAATTGTAAGTCCTGGAGTGTTTACCAATGAAATGGATCTCTCATTCCTCCCACAAGGAATTGGAAACATTGGTGCTGCTCTTTTAGGACCAACGCTTAAGGGACCTGCATTTGTCCCAACAGTAGTTAATAGTTTTGGTGATTTCGTCACCCATTTCGGTAACACCTATGAGCAATCATATTTACCATACACAGCAAAGAACTATCTTAATAATGCTGGTAGTGCAACAATAGTCCGTGTTCTCGGATCCGGTGGATATTCACTAAAACATCCTATTGCACTTGTTGCAACTGGTTCATGGGGTAAGAAATTGATTTCTTTCTTACATCCCACATTTGTTGTAACAAATTCTGACGCAACATCTTTGTTTGAAAAAACAACAGTTGCTTCTAATAATAGTGGTAGTTTTGTATTGACTGTATCTGGAACATTTACAACTGATGTATCTACATTTACAAATGCTACAAGTGAAAATGGAACGGCATTTAGTGCTTCCATAAATCCAGAATCAACTGCATATATTGGTGATTTGTATGGATATAACCCATACGGAACACACGCTGTATACAATTATGTAAACTTTAAGAAACAAGCATCCGCTTCTATGGCTTCCGATGCTGCAACTACTATATTGATTGAAACTGGTTCTGCCGGTTCTCCTTGGGATTTCACAACAGATTATCTTGCTGCTGCTACACCATGGATAACATCACAAAAAGTTGGTGCACAAACAACAAATCTTTTCAAATTCCATACAATTTCTCATGGTATTCATTCAAACTATGAAGTAAAAGTTGGTATAGCAAACATTCGTCCTGCCGGAACAATCGCAGGTTCTGAATATGGTGATTTTGATGTAGTTGTTAGATTTGTTGATCAATCTAAATTACCACAGACACCATTCAATTATGAAGACGAAGATTTGCGTCCAAATGTAATCGAATCATTCAAGTGTAATTTGGATCCAAATTCACCTAAATTTATTTCACGAGTAATCGGTGATAGATTTATTACAATTACAGATGAAGGAAAAGTTGTTGTTAATGGTGATTATTCTAATAAATCAAAATATGTTCGTGTTGAAGTAACAGAGGCAGTAACAAATGGTGGTGTATCACCAACATTGGTTCCTTTTGGATTCCGTGCTTTACAATCACCAATTCCATCTGCTTTCACTCAACCGCCTGCTGCTACATTCGTATCAGACCAAACAGCCGGTGGTGCTTACAACAGACGAGTATATTGGGGATTCAGCTATGACTTCACAAATACAGATAACTTTAATTACTTGCGTCCACTTCCTATAACAGATAATCAAACAACTGGATCTAATGTAGATTTCTATTTAGGTGATTATCAACAAAACCCTGGTGCAAGTTTCCCAACAAGTGCAGCTGCTTATAGCTCATCCATTGATTTGTCTACAAACACTGCATTAGATTCTCGTAAATTTATGGTGCCACTTCAAGGTGGATTTGACGGTCATAAGCCAAATCTTCAAAAGAAGTTAGGAACTTATATTGAAGCCGGTAATACACAAGGATTTGATATATCAAATTCAACTACCGATGGATATAATTCCTACAAGAAGGCACTTGATACAATTTCAAACGCTGATGAATTTGATATTAACATGATTGTTACACCTGGCGTTCTTCACTCTTTACATTCTGCAATAACAACTTATGCTAAAGATGTTTGTGAAGACCGTGGTGATGCTTTCTATGTAATGGATTGTGCTGGTATAAGTGATAACATTGCAACTGCAGTATCAACAACCGAAGGATTTGACAGTAACTATGCTGCTACTTATTATCCTTGGGTTAAGATTCTTGACTTCGATAGAAACAAACCAATTTGGGTTCCACCATCTGTTGTTCTTCCCGGTGTCATTGCGTTCAATGACCGTGTTGCAGCTGAATGGTTCGCGCCTGCCGGTTTGAATCGTGGTGGTCTGACAGAAGTTGTAGAAGTTAAATCTCGTTTGACTCATGCTGAACGTGACACACTTTATGAGGCACGAATCAATCCTATCGCGGTGTTCCCATCAACAGGCGTTTGTGTTTGGGGTCAAAAAACATTGCAAGGTCGTCCATCTGCTCTTGACCGTATCAATGTTCGCCGTCTCTTGATTGCTGCTAAGAAGTTTATTGCTTCTTCCACAAGATACCTTGTGTTTGAACAAAATACTTCACAGACACGTTCAAGATTCTTGAACATTGTAACTCCTTACTTGGAGTCAATTCAACAACGTCAAGGTTTGTATGCTTTCCGTGTTATCATGGATGAAAGTAACAACACACCTGATATTATCGACCGCAACATCTTATACGGACAGTTGTTCTTACAACCTGCCAAGACTGCTGAATTTATCATTCTTGATTTCAACATTCAGTCTACTGGTGCTGCGTTTCCTGGTGCTTAATTGATGTAAGTGGGGAGTTGAAATACACTCCCCATAATTTTTTGAAAGTTGTATATTTATTTACGAAGATATTTTTAATTTGGAGATATAAATGGCTGAATTACTCGATCCCAATGAAATTTTTTTCACACCGTTTGAGCCAAAATTACAGAACCGATTTATTATGTATATTGAGGGGGTTCCTGCATATTTGGTAAAAGGTGCTGGTAGACCAAACATTAGTTTCAATCCAATCACACTTGACCACATCAACGTCAAACGTAAAGTAAAGGGAAAGGGTGAATGGCAAGATATTACAATCAAATTGTATGATCCAATCGTGCCCTCTGCTGCTCAGGCAACAATGGAATGGGTACGTCTTTCACACGAATCCGTAACAGGTCGTGATGGTTATTCTGACTTCTATAAGAAAGACATAACACTTCATGTTCTCGGTCCTGTTGGTGATAAGGTTGAAGAATGGACACTTAAAGGTGCTTTCATTACTGCAACAACATTCGGTGAAATGGATTGGGCAAACGATGCGTTTGTAGAGATTTCTCTTACACTCGCTTATGATTATGCTATCCTCCAATACTAATACAAATTGTATTATCATATTGAGATTGAAATAAAAACCGGGTATACTGATTTTTTCGGTATACCCATATTTATTTGTGTATATTAAAACGTTTTATTACAAACATTGTTATAGGATTTAAGTTATGACAAAAATTCCAACCGGCTACAATGTAGCAAATGAAGAAACCATTTCGGATGCCGATATTAAGGCACAACTTCTTGCAGAACATAAACAGACTAACGTTAAGAAGACA